CCTTACCGAACGGCTCATAGCGCATCATCGATTCATCGAACTCGGGGCAACTGCGCGTATGCCCCGAGCCGCCGCCGCATGTGCAGTTGGCTTGCTGCTTGTACTTCCCGCGCGGATGATGGCACTTGCCCTCGCCGCGGCACTGGCCCGGCAAATCGCAGATGCGGAACGAGCAGTTCGCGAACGGAGGGTTGGTGTCTTGCTGCTCGGCTTGTGCGGGCGCGGCGTTCAGCCAAGCCTTGACCCTGCGAAATGCATTGACCATCGCCGGAGATTTGGAGCCTTCGGCGTAATCCGCCAGCAGATGAATGTCTCTCAATGGCACGCCCGGCGCGGGCGCTACAGCCGGTGCAGCGGGGGCGAGTATCGATCGCAGCATACGAATGCACCGCGCGTGCTTCGAATCGCCCATGCCTGGCAGACCGAGGTCGGAGAAATCCTTCGCGGCCGGCGTGAGGTAGTCGATGCATTCCTGAATAGCGATGCGCTGCTCATCGGTCAACGGCACTCGCGCAACGTCCTGCGCGCTGTCGGCAGGCTCATACGTCGCGGCGAAAATGTCGGGCTTGCAGGGGTATAGCTCACCCTTCACGCCGCGAATGATCCAGTCGCCGAACTCCGCGCGCATTTCGCCTTCAAGCGTCTTTATTAGCGCATAGTCGGGACCGCCACGGAAACGGCCATCCTGGTTGTGCGTCGTTACATCGTTCCGAGATTTGGCATCGCAAAACCAATCGGGCATGTTGTCGTGCCCAAGACGGAATGCCTCGATGACAACCGGCTTTTTGCGGTACTGGCTCACGATTTCTGCTCCTTTGCGCGCGATAGGGCGGCGCTGATTGCTTCCTCGGTCGTCGGGCCGGACAAATCGACTGCCTCACCTTCTGCCAGCCAAGAACCGCGCGAAAACGTGTGCTCGATCTCTCGCCACGAAACCAAGTCGACGCCGAAAATCCTCGCGCACTGTTGCTCGCTCAAGACCTCCTCGCCATGCAGTTCAGTCAGCAGCCGCGCGACCCGGCAATGAAAACCGTAAGTCGCCTCCCTCCCCGCATCAGCGGCTTGGGCGGCAACCCAGGCACTCCACGCCTTCGCCGTACTGTCGGCGATATACCAGCCGCAGTTTCCCTTCGCGGTGCTCATATCTTCGCGTTCGGCCCATGCCTCAAACGCCTCACGTTGGGTATCGGTCATGATGGGCTCACGCTCCCTTGACGCACAGCACTTGCTTAAGCACATGCACGACCTCGACGAGATCAGCCTGATTTGCCATCACTTCGTCTATAGACTTATACGCGCCGGGGATTTCATCGAGCACCGCATCGTCCTTGCGGCACTCGACGCCTTCCGTCTGCGCCTTCAGGTCGTCAACCGTGAACGTCTTGCGAGCCTGCGCGCGGCTCATCTTGCGGCCGGCACCGTGCGAGCACGAGCAATAAGATTGCAGGTTGCCCTTGCCGCGGACGATATAGGACCGCTGGCCCATTGAACCAGGGATGATTCCTAGATCGCCTTCGCGCGCTCGGATGGCACCTTTGCGCGTCACCCAAAGGTTGCGGCCGAAGTGGTTCTCGCGTGTCACATAGTTGTGGTGGCAGTTAATCGCCTCCTGCGTGATCGTGAACTCGACCGGGATATGCCGGCGCAGCGCCGAAATCACCGCCTCCGTCATCACGCGACGGTTCTCCAGTGCATAGTCCTGCGCCCACTGCACCGCCTCGACGTAATCGTTGAAGTCGTCGGTGTCCTCGGGGAAATAGGCCAAATCTCCATCGGGCAGGCTGATGAAGTACTGCTCCATGCGCTTCTTGGCCTTCTCGATGAAATACCGGCCGATCAGGTTGCCGACGCCGCGTGATCCGCTGTGCAGCATGATCCAAACGTCCTGAGATTCGTCGAGGCAAACTTCTATGAAGTGATTGCCGGAGCCAAGCGAGCCGAGTTGCATTTGGGCGTGATTCTTTGCTAGCCCTGGATGCTTCGCGGTCAAATCTGCAAGTGCGAGCCACATGCCATCGTCAATTGTTGGCGTGCGGTCATCCTTATGCGCGCCACCAGCGCCGAGCGGCACATCACGCTCGATCTGATGGCGAATCGTCGTCAGGCTGTCGGGCAGATCGGTTGCCTTAAGAGACAAACGCACGGCGTTCATACCGCAGCCGATATCGACGCCTACAGCGGCCGGAATGATTGCCTTGTCGGTCGCGATAACCGTGCCGACGGTGGCGCCAATGCCAGCGTGTACGTCAGGCATGCAGGCCACTCCATTACCGGCGATGAATGGCAGGCGCGCGAGGTTCTTCAATTGCGTCAGCGCCGAAGCCTCAACGTCATCGGTCCAAATCTTGATGGGCCGAGCGCCTTCTTCCTGCATTACCTTTTTCATGGTGTCTCGTGTAAGTGAAAAAGCTGGGCGCCGTCCGAAGCCGCCCATTCCAAACCGCGCATTCGGCGCGGGACTGGTGTAAAAAGCGAGCGGCCACACGCACGTGAACCGCCCTAAAGCCGCGCTACCCCGGAATGGAGGCCAATGGTTAGCGCGGGGTGCGAAGGGGTTTAACTGAATTTGCGAAACGTCTTGGTGAAACGGCCATCTACGGTATAACCACGATCTCGCGCGATGTTGGCCAGTCGAGCGCGATCATGATGGCTGGCCGTTGCTTGGCGCAGCAGGCCGAAATACGAGTTAGCTACTTGTTGAAAATCACCATCTTGCGTCGCTTCTAAGCGGCGTAACGCTTCGTTGCGAGTGCGCTTGCGCATTGATCGGCGCCATGGATTGATCACTTGTCCCACGAAGTCGATGCCGTGCTCTATGGGCTGCAAGACCGTTTTGCTCGGGTTGATACGAACACCGAGTCTCGCTGGCAGAAAAGCCGTTACGTCGGCGAGAATTTCGTTCAAGCGATCCGGCGATTTGTCGAGGAACAGAAAATCGTCGACGTAACGGATGTAGTGCAGAGCGCCGAGTTGGTGCTTCGCGCGCCGGTCAAGCACGTCGAGGTAGACGTTCGCAAAGAACTGGCTCGAGAGATTCCCGATGGGCAGACCAAGCCACGCGTCTTGTTCTAGCAAGCGCTTGTGCGGCGGGACGAGTCGCATCATCGCCGGATCGCCGCGGTATTCGAAGTCCGTTCTCGGATCGTGCATCAGCACCAGTTCGGTCAGGCTTCGCCAGAACGGATCGACGATCTTCGCCAGCAACAATGCGCGCAGGATGTGCTTGTCGATGCTGACGAAGAAGTTTGCCAAATCGCACTTGAGGTAGAACGCTCGCTTCGACCAGTTCTGCGTGATTGATCGTACCTTCGCCTCTAAGCGCTCAATTGCGTACAGCGTTCCTCGTCCTTTGATGCATGCGCATGAGTCTGCAATGAACGAGCGCTCGAATCGAGGCCCAATTCGGTTGTACAGCAGATGGTGGACTACGCGATCTCGAAAATCGGCCGCCCACACCTCGCGCGGCTTCGGTCGAGTCACAACGAAACAGATTGAACGTCCTGGGCTGTAACTGCCATCGATCAATTCGTCGTATAGGTAGCGAAGATTGCGCTCTAGACGCTCCTCGAACGCCAGTGCACTCGCGCTGTTGCGTTTCGTGCGCCGGCACTCGAAGTATGCGGCCACCAATTCCCCAAAAGTCGGGTCTAAATCTGCGGACGGCACGCGCTCGGCAATTGTTGTTGTCCTTATGGTTGTTGTTCTGGTTGCCGTTATTGAAGTTCTGATACCAGGCGTACGCGTACCTGTTGCGCTTTCTACGTCGCCCGGCCGATTTATCAGCCGGGAAACTGCGCCGGACGGTGCCGCACGCTGGCGGTCCGTATCCGTTATGCGCATGTCGTTGGCCTCGTGAGCCAGCGGCGCAACCAGATTTAAAAGTCGCTCAGTCATAGAAGCCTTAACCTCCATGAAGCGGGCGAAGTGCCGACTTGCGCCATCCACTGGCTTGCTTCCCGATGCTCGTCGTGAGTTCGATCGCGCTCGCGTACCCGGTGGTTGAGATCAGTCTCTTATCCTTTGCGAGACGAATCATCAGTTCCGCTACCTGCAACCGCTCGAGCAATTCGAGCAGATGCGCCGCCTTCTCCTGAGCGATGTTGGCGCGGAATATCAGAACTGTGATTTCGATACATTCCGTGGTTATTTTGTCGCCGATAGAGCGCTTGAAGTCTCGCGACATATTCTTCACGAGATTCGTCGAAACATCGAGTAAATCGTATGCGACTTTGTAGATTGGAAGCGTGGTGTGGACGGCCATAATTTAATTTGAAATGACTAAATTATTCAATAACCAATCTGCGGACGGCACGCGCTCGGCAATTGTCGTTGTCCTTACGGTCGCCGTACTGGCCGCCGCCGCTGAAGTACTGACACCAGGCGTACGCGCGATCCGATTCGTATTCCTCGCCCGACCAGTACCACGTTGCCTGAAAGGAACCTTTCAAGTTCGCGAACAGGAGCGACTGTTCACGTCGCGTAGGAAGTTCGCCCCCTTGCTCAGCCGCCCAAGTTTTCGCGCTGCTCCAACCGTCGCTGTTCTTGTCGCCGGGCAGCAGTACCAAATGATGCGACGGTTTGCCGTCTTCGCCGAGCATGATTCCCGCGTAAGTTTCACCCGGCGCCAGGACGATCGTTGCAGCCGGGATTGAGATAGCCGTACTGCGCGCCTGCTTCTTGAATTTCTCGATCAGATCACCGATCTCGGAATGTTTGGCTTCGATATCCTCAAGCGTTATCGACATTGCTTCATCTCCTTTTAAATTGATGAATGATTAAATGGGCAATCTGCGGACGGCACGCGCTCGGCAATGGTCGTAGTCCTTATGGTTGCTGCGCTGGTAGCCGTCGTCGAAGGACTGATACCAGGCGTACGCGGTGTATTCGTGATGCGTCTCGTTGCTCCAGTACCAATCCCTTTCGAACTGATCGCGGTGGTTGGCCCACAGCATCGCTTGCTCGATGCGGTTCGGCAGATCGCCGCCGATCGACTTGGCCCAATCCATTTGCGCTTGCCACGTGTCTTCGCCGTTATCTCCAGGCAGCAAGACGACGTGGTAAAAATCGCCGTTCCTGTCGCCGATCGCGCCGATGTAGGTCTCACCCTTAGCGAGCGGCGGAATCTGAATCTGTTGCATGAATGCTCCTTGTGGAAAATTAGGCGCCCCATCCTCGCCTGTCGGCGAAAACACGCTGAGGACAATGCCTGTCGGCGGGAGGGGCGTGAGGGTTACGCGGCTTGCTGTTGAAGCGCCGCCGCAATGTGACGGGTCAGCGCTTCGCAGATCCGCTCGAAGTCCGCTTCGTGATACAGCTTTGCGTTTTTGTCGGTCGCAGAATGCTTGATGCCGAGCGTCGCCAGTCCTTCGGCGGACAGCGATATGGGCGCCAGGAGTTCGTTTATTTGACCTAAGCGAAGCGTTGGAACGCTGGGCGGGGCTGTGCGCGCTGTCCCGATCCGAGTCGCTGGCTGGGCAACCTGCGCAACTACAGGCACAGACGTCTCTACCGGCTTCGTCTTGGCCTTCTCGTCTTCCTGGCGCTTGTGCTCCGCAATCCGTGCCGTCGCGGCGAGCTCGAAATCCTCGCGCGGCTTCTGGATCAGCGCTTGCAGATCGCGGAACAGGAACGTGTATTCGGCGTGCGGCTTGTACCAATCCAACTTGGCGCGCAAATCCTTCGCGGCGGCGTCCGCTACGATCTTGCCGTTTGCCAGCGCGGTGTCGAGCGCGTTATGCAGACTGGCGATGGTCTTGAGGCTTTTGATCGCGGCAGCGAAGTCTGGCGCCGGGACGTTGATCTGCACGCTTCCGAGTTCCGCATTTAGCCCGGCGACGTGCTCGGCGTACTTCTGGCGGCGCTCAGCGACAGCGGCTTCCTTGATCTGTTCTTTTCGACTCTTGACGAGTTTGTCGAGTGCCAACCGCTTCGACCGCAACTGCTCCCGGATATGGTCGACCGTGCGCATTAGTTCGTCGATGCTGGCCGTCTGGGCAATCGCCGCGTTCTTCGCGATTTCCAGGCTGTCTTCGGCGTCCTTGCAAAACTTGACCGTCGCATCGGCCTGGACGAAATCCTCGTCGGTCTTGAGGTCGGTTTTGATGCCGCCGATAAACTTCTCGGCCGCCGCTTTGAACGCCGGCAGGTTGCTCGCGATGACTTCGCCGCGGATTTGCACAGCGAGCGCCGGAAGCGCCATGATGGCGTCAGCTTTGGGCGTTTCGGGAATCTCGCGCGGGGCGTACTCGGCAAGGTCTTTGCGGAACTGCGCCCAACCGTCGATGATGTTGTCGAACCAAGCCTGATTGGGCCTGACTTCGAGGTTCACCATATTGTCGTCGGTGCCGTCCGAGCAGGTGAAAATCAAGCGCTCTGCGCCCGTCACCATGAGCACCTGTTGACACTGCGGCATGAATTCTTCGGGGAGTTCTCCGCGCCTGAGCGATTCGGCGAGAGCCGCATTCCATTGCTTATGCTCCCACGCTGTGCGCTCGTCCATCGTCAGGCCATCGCACGATGCCGAGATATCGCCGATGGACATGGTGACGGGGTACAGATCCTCGCCTAGCATGGCCTCGATGTAGGGCCGCGCCAGCGCTTCCACTTCGTGGCCCTTGTCGAGAATGTGCTCCTGCACCCAATCGCTGAATTCCTTCGGCATGCAGGTATGCTTCATGTGAAGCAGTTCGTTGCGCTTGACCTTCGGCGATATGCCAATCATTGCCGCCGCTTCGCTCGCGCCGAAATGGGTCAAACGGAACTGAGCCCACTCATCGGAGCCCTGCCGCAAGTCATGTGTGATGCGCTCAGTCATTTTCATGGCTCCAACTATCGATCGTGTTTTGTTGAGCCTCTGTGAGTTTCATGCCCTTTGACTCGATGAACTGGATCATGGCCGCCGACGTCTTCCGGCCAGAATTCACCATTTCGCGCCACGTGTCTTTGTTCGCGTCGAACTTCTTCTGATCGTAGAACGTGGGCTGCGCCTGATCGGCATTTGCAGGACGCGCTGCCGGCCGATCACCTCTCGAGTTATCAGGCTTTCCCACGCCCTGCGAGCCGCCCCCACCACCATCATCGTCATCCCCGCCCTCGGCCACACCGCAAGCTGCTTTCAAGGTCTGGCGTTCCAGGTATGTGATAGTGCTGGCGCGCGCCTGGACGGGATTCTTGACTGGCCCGTTGTCTGGCGGCCCTCCCATCGAAACGCTTTCCTCATGTCCGTCAACGTGGCGCAGGTAGCATGTCACCTCAATCCAGTCTTTCTCGTCCTTCGTGACTTTCCACGATGACGACAAGCGATGACGCGAAAGCGCCGGGGTCACCGCGTCAACAACGTCGTGCAATTCGGCGTATGAGGTGCCTCGCAACGGACCGTCCTTCCGTAGGCGCCCCTTCATCACCACGACAGCCTCCGCTTTAAAAGAGGCGAACGCGTCGTCATAGGAGCGCTTGGCTTGCTTCGCCTCCCACCGCTCTTGCAACTGCATTAGTTTTTCAAGCCGGTCCAAATCGGCGTTCTTGTCGATCGCGATGCGAAGCAGTTCAGCCGGCGTGGTTGCCGCAATCGCATGCTGCTGCTGAATTGCGGGAGGCTTCGTGGTTGAATGATCGACCGTTTCCATGTCGATCACGTCAGCCATAGTTGCGGTGTTCATGCTTGCTCCGTTTGATCCTCGATCCGGGTGTAGGGGTACTTCTCCTTGTTCGGCTTCACGTTCCGGTAAAACCACGATCCGACCGACTCTGCCTCGCGAAACGCCTGCCAGTCGTCGGCCGTGAAATTCGCGTAGTGATAGACGCTTCCCAGCTTCTCGCCCTTTCCTTTGAACTGAATCGCGAGGGTTTGCGTTCCCGCGTCATAGCCGATCGCTTCGATTTGCGAGGACTCAACTGAATCCATGGTGATTTGGTGTGTCATGACGCTTCTCCGTTCGAGTCAAACGTTAGGCACTTGAGTTGCGCGATGGCGTCATCGATCTTGTTCGTCTCGGCCTTGTACTCCTGCGTCAACTTTTCCCGCTTGGCGAGCAGGCATTGAACCTGGCCGGCGACGATATCGACGTTCGGCGCCTCAACATCGATCGTGTGTTTGCAGAGTGGCACGTAGCCGTTTTCGATCCAGTATTGAGTCGAATCGCCGTTTAAGAAACAGAGGCGCGGCTCGTCGGGGTGGTACTTGTTAGGCTGTGCGTACAGCCATCCTTCGACTCGAATCTTCACGTCGTTCTCCCTGCCACCAACGACCAGCGTATGGCGGCGTCATTTGCTTGGTCTGCTGAGTGCGCCACTGCAAGGCACGCGATGACAATCAAGGCGCACGCGATGCCGGATATAACCGGATGCCGCTTGGCGAAGCGGTCTAGGCGGGTTGTGAGTCTCATA